GTTTAAGGTATTAAACTGCGACGTAAGAGCTTTGTTTCTTTGCTCGTAATACGGACACTTATTTTGTGACCAGCATTCATTTTTAAGACCAGCAAGGTGTACACATGGAGCAACATCTACTGAAAACTCACTATCAACTGCACACTGGTAGTTTGACTTACCCTTAAGTATCTCAACATCATTAAAGAGCTCTTTATATTGATCTTGTAAACTCTTAGTAATAGTAAGAGCGGTGCACCCGAAAGCCGGCTGTTCTTCGCATTCCTCACTATGTACAAACTTACCACCTTGACCGTGTTTAAACGCTAGGTAACTAGTTATTAGATCTCGGTAGTCCTTATCACAATCTTCAGCAATATTACCTACTGTTTTTGATATAAATGACTTACCAGACCCAGTTGGTGCATTACACACTACAAACTTATGACCGTCTTCAAACGCTTGGTCTATATTTTTAAGAAGCTTAACTTGAGACCTATTAGGGGTATAGCCGTCAGGGAAGTTATTGAGTAAGTTTGATATCACAACCTAATTATAGGCTGTCGTCTTCAGAAGTCAAGACGTAAACTAGGTTGTTATATAGTTTAGATTTACTAGATGCATCTAGGAATTTGGTCTGAAAGACAATATTTTCATCTTTCATAACTGTAGAGAGCTGGTAATTTAGAGTTAATCTATTATCATCCAAGCTTGAAGTAAACGGGTAAGGTATCTCATACTGTTTTGTTTTGTCACCTACCTCAATAAACAGCCTTATAAAGTATTGCTTAAGTTGGAATATTCTTAACGTACCTCTTCTTATGATTTTTTTATCAGTTCGTATTACTATATCCTTTAGTAAAAAAGGCTTAAAATTTTCAGCTACTATTTCCAGGCAAGAGTTCATGTATTTATAAAATTCAGCTTTTGCTCTGCTGACATAGGGTAAATGTTTTCGTTAAAATATGACCAAAACTCTTCATTAGCGGGTATTTGCTGAATTAAATCACATTGTGACATATTAATATTTCTATAATCCTGCATTATTATATCCCATACAGTAATAAGATTTTCTGCAGCTTCGTTTATTTGAGGAGGATTTGTAGGTGGTCTGTAGTTTAGTGTAACTCTACCGTTTGTTGACTGTAATAATCCATATGACTTAGTACAAAACATACGACGTGTGGGTGAAGATCCAGCTTTTGGACTTCTCCTTACAAATCTTACTTCACATACATTGTTTAATAGTATGCTATCAAGAGCTGGTCGCTGTATTATCATCGTTAGGTGTACAAATACCGAACATCCTATCTTCGTTTAAAAATAGACCACTCTTAACTTTACCGACGTTATCGACGTTAATGTTGGCTACTGTAACTCCTACATTATTAGGAAACAAAACAATATCACCCTGCTTAACATACTTTGAGTTAGGCCCTGCAAGAATTACCTTACCCTTTCTCCAAGCTTTGTTTACGGCGTTAACCGGTACGACAATCCCGTTACGAAGAATGTCTCCGGAATCGGTTTCATCAACATATTCAACGAGAAGAATATCGTCAAAAATAAAATTAAGTTTAAAATCGTCTAGTCCAAAATCACCTTCACTGTGACTATCGAGGTCAATTAGACTTCGAGTAGGTTTAAGCATATCAATATCCGCTGGCATATAATTTACTTAGTATTACTTTGTTGTAAATCAACGTACTGTTTAAGCTCCCTAATAGATATGTTATTACTTTTAGCAAATAAAGCATAATCGACTTCTTCTTCCTTATCCTTCTTTACCTTTTTAATGTATTGTATACGCTTAAACTTAAGTCGTGGTATTAGATTATAATATAGCCTATACAATTGCTGTTTATCTTCAAACAAGCCAGTATATCTATTTAGAGTCTCGTTAACAAAGTGCGGTGTATCCTTACTATAAAAAGATAACCATCTGTTTAATAAGAAGGGAACAAACGCAGACTCCCCCTCTTGATCTAGAAAGCCTGCGTCATCTTTTTTTGAGTAAAAGAGCTTATTTTGAATTTGGAAGAAATTCATACAATAATCTTTGTTGTAGCAACAAATTGATCCTTAATCTCATCATTAAAATATGTAATAACACTTTCCATAAAGGATTTAACTGTAATATCATCTAGATTAGATGAATAAGCAAACCCAGGAGCTTTATTACCCGCATTAACGTTAATGCCTGTATGACCAATAGCTACATTTTCCTTACTATAAGTAATAGATACACTCACCTTACCCTGTTCTCTTACCTCATCATCACTACCTTTAAAGCTATCTACAACCATAATATCGTCTCCATCCATAACGATATCTTTCTTAATTGTATCACTTAGAATTTTACCTACAGCAGTATTGAATAACCTCTGGAATGATACTGCACCAATAGGACATAAATTAGGAATCTCCCAGCAGAAGTTAATAGCATCTTCTGAGTGAATGAAGTCATTAGATAAGGTATCCTCTAGATCAATTAAATTATCACTAACATCCATTGGAGCCCTAAAGGCTACAATATTACCGTACGGTGTTACTTCCTTACGAAAGACCTTATACGCAAACCGCTCGTGAATAAAGTCTCCATCATATACTTGTTGATCAATTACCATATTGTTATTATAATATGAAACTTGTATTGATCAACTATAATTAGTAAATTAATTATTATTGTGTATATACATCAAATTTACTTAAATCTGGATACGGTAATTCAATATCTTCATTATGTTTCTTTGTACCATCAACATTCCAAAATTGAGATAATAAAAGTAGACCTCTTGCAGCTAACTCAGGCATCATATAAAAATTCCATCCAATCATATCTAGATTATCTTCATGATACGGGATAGCTCTCCGACCTGAATAACGGGCTCTCTTAAACCATTCATATGCAGCCTTATCATCAGTAAGGATTGCTCCACCTTTTGAAAGTTTAAAATGCTTATATGGACCTGTAAAAGATAAGCACATATGTGTATTTGGAATATACATATCTGCAGTAAATCTCAAAGCTGAATCCCACACACGAGATGGCTTTAACTGATACGCACCTTTAAATGTAGTTCCATCTACAATTTCCCACTTTACCTTTGCTCCAGCATGAATGATTTCACACGGCACTGAAGGATATGTTCTATTGGGAATAGTTATGTATGTATCTTTAACATTTTCATACATTAGCGCGAGGAAAAGAGCATTGGAACAGTTGTCTAATACAACAGCGTATTTAGCTCCCGTGTATTCAGCTAGACCTTCCTCGAGCTGACGTGTTACATCATATATTTTATTTGTCTTCATTTCTTTTTAGCTGGAGTTCCAATATATACTCCCTTTTCGACGATGTTGCTTATCACACCAGTGTTTAGCCCTATAATCACATCATCACATATATTAATTTTTTCTCTGATTGATGAACTTGTCCCGACATACACACTATTTTCTATATTAACGTTACCAGAGACTATAGACCCCGGCATCATACTAAAATAGTTACCTATTTGTGTATCGTGACCAATATGATTACCTCTATTTAGTATAGCATGTGTACCGATAGTTACGTTAGAGGTAACTATTGTATACGCACCAATAAAACTACCTTCACCGACTACAACATCATTACCTATTATCGAGGTGGGATGAATGAACGTAAAAAATGATGTAGTAGCTGGTAGTTTCTTTACCATACTACATCTATCTTTTGAATCACCAATTGCAACTATCACAGAATATTTGTTTGGATCAAATTTAGATAATGGAAAATTTTCACCTGCAACATAAAACTCATCCCCAACAAAACAAGGAAGCCTTGTCTCCATTTGCATCATTACCTCCCTTGCATGTCCCCCATAACCAATTAGAGCTAATTTTTTAGTCTTATCTTTTTTAATCATATCATTAAGTAATCTTGTCCATTACCCTCTTTAAACCATGGCCTTGTTACCAATCCCGACCAAGCATCTATTGTGGCGCCAAAATCTAAAGCAATTTTACCATAATCTCGCTTTAAGTGTACACCGTAATCTTTTTGTAACCCAACTCCCAATAACACAACCGGAGCTTTAATATACTTAAACGAATTTATGAACTCAGTCCTATTATTAAAATTGATATCTGCTGAGTGATCAGTTATTGTAACTTCACATTCTAGAATTTTACTAAGGTTCTTTTTTTCTAGTAAGGTTTTTCGCATGGATATAATATGTAAGTCTCTTCCATTTAGTATATCCTTAAAATTAATTATGTTACCGACACTCTTGCTTCTTGCGATCATACCATCACATATTTTTCTAGTAAGGTTTTTCGCATGGATATAATATGTAAGTCTCTTCCATTTAGTATATCCTTAAAATTAATTATGTTACCGACACTCTTGCTTCTTGCGATCATACCATCACATATTTTTATAGTGCTAATATCGCGACCCAACGTCTTTAGAAAATCTACTGGTAACGACCACCGTCTTTCATTATAGAATCCGGCAGGTAGTGTATCAGTATTCTTACTCATAAAACCTAATACGTCTGACCCTTCCATAGCAGCTAATAAAATTTCTCGACAATCATCGTATAAGTTTTTAACTTCGGATGGGTACTTATATCCCCACTCTCTACAGTTTTTTTTGTTAAATACATGGTTACCGTTGTTACCATTGATAAAACAAATCTCACCATCACCGAATCTCGTCAAACAAAACGGGGTTTCGCTATTAATCCGATCCTTAACAATGTCTACGGTTTCTGATATTGAAATGGTTGGTTGAATATATGTCATTAAAATCTTTTTATTATTATATAATAACTAATGTGCTAATCAACTATTTTTTAAGAATGGACATGAGTTGTAGAGACTATCAACGTCGAAGCTATTAATATGATTAATATTATTATTAGATGAAACAATTTCAACAATACTATTAATACTACTTGTTTCTTTTGTTACTCTAAATGCTTCATAATATGGAATCGAGACAGAGCTAAAATAATCTAGAAACTTTATGCCGTCTCCATATATTTTATTTGAGAATTTATACCATAAGCAGGGAATATTATATGCATGTGATGTTATTATACCATGTAATGAGCTGGATATAGTATATTCACAGCTAGCAATTTCATCTATAGTTTGCTCAATATCTGTGGTTCGTAGATTTATAACCCTCACCCCCTCTACACCTTCAGCTTCTTTACAAATTTGAGAGTAATCGACAAAGTGTGGTATAATACCAAGCTTGTATTTTTTTGTTTTAGGTGGGCTATATATTTTTGGTAATAATAGTGCAGGATCACCTATAATATCTGGCGGTACTAAACCACAATCTATCATACGCTGCTGTGTTTCCTTACCCCGTACGGCTAGTATTTGTACATTACTAGGTATAACGTCTGACCTAGTCATTATACCCGCTCCCCAGACAGTACAATTTTCTGTATACTGTAAGAGGGAGTTTAACACACTACCGACTATTACATATTTTTTAACTGGTGAATTTAGATGTATATACTTAACGTTATAACCTGTCAGCTTTGCAGGTATATAGTGACCTAAATAATCACCAAAGTTATTAGGTTCAGCCCAAAACCATACATTTATATCCTCCTTCTTACTCATACCTACCAGGTTGTTATGTATGTTTCTAACTCAGATCTATTCATAGCCTTTACCTTTAATAGTTCTTTTATATTGTCTTCATAGGATGAGTGATTTGATCGAGTATGATTTACTTCTGGTGCATCAACTTCTAGATGAGGTAGATGTACTAATATACTATCTTGTGATCTACCGACCCTCTCTACACTCTTACCTAGTCCATGAGATCTATATATAATCTCATCATCCTCATATCCCCACCCAATAAAGTTTGGATTAAATCCATTAATATCATTGAAGCACTCTTTTGTCATAAACAAACAACCCCCAACGGAGTGAGTGTGCTCTACCCAGTATAAATCTGTTTTATCCTTCAACCTTATTGTTTTATATGGTTGTACATCTTTAATTAGATCACTATATACAAAACCATCCTTAATTGACTCTTTAAACTTATAAGACATGTGCAACACAAACCCACTATAACCAATCATTATTGTATTACTATTTTGTACCTTGTCAAAAGATAGCTTAATTGATTTTTCGGATATAAATATATCACTATCAATAAAACATAGTGTATTATTTGAAGCCTTTTTGACACCCTCGTTATAAAGACTGCACTTATTAAATACATCTTTTTTTGTCTCTTGAACAATTATCTCGCAGCCTGGAACAATCCTGGAGTAGTAATCCTTAAACAACTTAAGATTAGCCTCGCGTTCTTCTGTATCCTTTTTATAAGCTACTATAAACGATATTTTATTTTGTTTGTTTGACATTCAGTTTTGTTTTTTTAAGATATTTAATAACCTGCTCTTCTCCTACATCTTTAATTTTAAATATATCATAGCCATGTAAGCTTTTGAATATATCTCTAGCTTCTTGAAACTTATCCGCAAAATTTTCACTACGAACTACAGAATCTGTTGTAAAATTACTCTGATTTTCAATCTTATCCCAGCTATTAAATATATCTGCAAACCACCAAAAGGGTGTTCCATAACCATGTTTAAATGCTCTATATGTTAGCTCTAAATGATCCCCGTGTCCCTTATTGAAGCTGTGGTGATGTAAACCAATAGTCATTAATGCTTCTCGAGTGTAGAATGTACATGCACCTAAAATATTCTTTGTTAATACTAACTTAACATCATTCCCATAATCTATAATTTTTCTATATACAGGGTTCAGGCTACTATCTAGATTTTCTCGCTGTGAAAATCCAAAGTTAAAATGCTGTAATCCAGTCTCAATAGATGCATTAATATAATCCTTAAATATGTTTCTGTCTTTAATAATTATATCATCCTCTAGTGTAAATATATACTCACATTTTTTATCTAGAAGATGTCTCATAGCCTTATTCTTACTAGCCCCAACATTTATATTAGTATCGTTGTTAATAAGTTTATGTTTAAAGGGTATATTTAGATTCGATACTTTATCACCATCATTAATTATAACCACCTCATCAATATAGCAACATTGTTCTAGACTAGCTACTAACTTCTTGAGAAAATCAGGCCGATTACATGTTATAATACCTACACCTATCTTTCCATTCATATATACTAATTATACTAGTAAAATAGCAATTGCAACATAAATAATCACATGCCTTGTTCAGATGATGATAAGTTAGTTTATAATATTAAGGAACTACCCGAAGTATTCAATGTAGAGCCAGTTGATCTGTTTATAGTTGAAACACTAGCTGGTACTAGTATTGTTGCTTTTGAGAATATTAATATTGATATTTCACAAACAACATTTGAAGCACCGTTTGAACAGCACACGACAGATATTCAGGAGTTATCTACGAAGTTAGGTTTAGTAGAGGATCTAGTATTACAAGATGATAATAATGAACCAGTATCCGTAGACACTATAGTGTCGAGCGTCGTGTCTGCTATTTACCCTGTAGGATCTATCTATATTACACTTAATGCGAGTAACCCTAGCACTATTTTAGGTGTAGGTGGTTGGACAAAAGTTTCACAAGGTAGATTTTTAGTAGGGCAGGGCACTGGAAGTGATGGTACTGACAGTTTGAATGTATCTAATACTGGTAATGATAGTGGTGTCGGTAAGTACAACCACACTCTAACATACAACGAGATGCCTAATCATAGACACTATATAGCTACTGGTGGTTCGGATAATACACGTGTATTAGATGGTACCAACCAGCTCGAGCACTATTATAATTATCAAGAAGCCGGTTCAGATCAGCCGAATAACCCCAACTTTGAATATGCTCTACACGGAGCATCTAATGACGCTAATAGAGGATTAACATCTCCAGCCGGTGGTAACCAACCGCATAATAATACACCACCATTCTTTGGTGCTTATATCTGGCAACGTACCAGCTAGTGGTTACATCCTAAGATCCCCAATATCAAAATCTTTTTTAAGAGCATCTTCTAGGCTCTGCTCTTGATCAAGTGCTACTTTTTGAGCTTCAACGAGAGTTTCAAGTTCGTTAATATTAT